TGCTACCAGTAACAGAGGAGTAGTATATGAGCGGAGGATCAGACAGCAATGGCGGCATGGGCATGGGTGGAGGAATGGACTCAATGGGCCTTGATGGACTAGGTGTTGACGCTTTTGGAGGAGATAACCTTTCAATGGGTAATCCTAAAGGAGCAACGGTTCCCGGATATAATTATAGCGGAAGACAACTTGCACAGCAGGTAGAACCCGGTCTTGCTCAAGAAATAATGGGCATGACTCCAGAACAACACGCTAATAAACTTGGACTTAGTCTGACTGTCGATAACAACTATAATCCAAAAGATTTTTCAATACCTAGTTTTAGCGTTCTTGGATACGATGTAACTCCTGAAATAAATAATGCTACTGTAACAATTGGGCCAATTACAAAAGATATTGATCTTCGTGATCCTGCACATATAAGCCCTGCTTTAGACACTGTTAACGCGATTACAGATGCGTGGAATAATGCTGTAAACACATCCGTAATGGAAACTGCTACTGGACTTGCTGTACCTTATAGCGGCCCTATTGAATCAGCGATAGAAGGTCTTCGAGATAAATTTGGTCAAGGTTCTACAGAGTCAGGAGTTGTTGATGACGGAGTAAATCTTCATGGAACAAACTTAGATGCTGACTATAACGCCGCTTTTGGTACTGATTACGGATATAATGTAGGCCCAAGTTTAAATCAAAGCCCATCCTTTGATATGGGTGCTGTATCACAGGCAGGTGGTGAAGACCTGCAACGATTGATAGCCTTAAGAAAAGCAATGGCTCAACAAGCGGCTAAAAAGATTATCAACGTATCTAATGATATTGGTTTAACTCCAGAAGATATTCAAGATATCTTACCTCCGTCAACTAGCACTCCTCCGTCAGGCGGTGGCGGTAACCCTCCTCCCGGTGGTGGTAGTAATCCTCCTCCAAGTCGTCCTAAAAAACCTAATAGAGGTGGTAGAGATGGCTCTGCTAACAACCCTTCAAGACCTGTAGAAACAGCCGCAGATAGATTAGTTAGAGTAATTACGGCACCCAAAATTTCCAAAAGTGTACCTAAATCCCTTTTAAGAAATGCAATAAAAACAGGCAATGTTGTAGGTTCTGATAATCAAGTAGATTTAATAAATCAAATACTTAATCCTCCAAAGACTTTAACAAAAGCACAACAAATTAATCAAAGCGGTAGAGGTGGTGGTGGAAGATGACAGAGAAACAAGACAAATTCATTGAGTCCTATGTATTAACAGGGAATGCAACTCGATCAGCAATAGCCGCAGGTTATTCAGAAAAGACTGCTAAAGTCAAAGGCTATCAATTAAAAAATCAATTGCACAATGAAATACAAAAGGAAGTCCAAAAGGCTATACTGGATAAGATTCCTGCAAGCCTTAAGTGGCTTTCTGATCTTGCTGAAGGTGCTGAGAGCGAATCTGTTAGGCTAGGTGCTATTAAGGACATCCTTGACAGAGCAGGTCTTAAACCAGTAGACAAGGTAGAAACTACCACTATTGACCAGATGAGCGCAGATGAAATTAAAAAGGAGTTAGAATCGCTTGGATACAAGCACTAGGGCATTAGAACTAGCAAAGGCTCTCAAACGCATTGAGAGGTTCAACAGGATAGATCAGTACGATCCCTACCCTTATCAGCAGAAGTTCCACGAAACAGGCTCAGAGGCCAACCAGAGGCTTCTCATGGCGGCTAACCGCATAGGTAAGTCATTCTCAGGTGCGGCAGAGATGAGTTACCATCTAACAGGTATATATCCTGACTGGTGGAAAGGTAGACGTTATAGTCAACCTATCACAGCGTGGGCAGGTGGTGTATCTAACGAAACAACAAGAGACATTGTACAGTATGAACTATTGGGTTCCCCAGATGATCCTGATGCGTTTGGGTCTGGTGCGATACCTAAAAATAAAATAATAAAAACGGAACGTAAACCGGGTGTACCTAACGCAAAAAGTGTTGCTCTTATACAACACGTTTCGGGTGGGAACTCTTCTTTACACTTTAAAGCCTATGAAATGGGTGTTGACAAGTGGCAGGGACGTAGTGTAGACTGCATATGGCTAGACGAGGAGCCGAGCAGGGAGTTGTATTCTCAGGCAGTTACTCGTACTCTGGACAGAAAAGGTATGGTATACATGACTTTTACACCAGAATCAGGCATGACAGAGACTGTAGCCACGTTTATGAACAACCTACAGCCGGGTCAAAGCCTTACAAACGCTACATGGGATGACGCTAGTGAGTCTGTTACCTCTATGAAAGGAGGTAAAGGGCACCTAAATGAAGACGTTATGACCCAGATTCTCTCCAGTTACTCACCACATGAGAGAGAAATGAGGAGATTTGGCAGACCTAGCATTGGTTCTGGCCTTGTTTTCCCTGTTCAAGAAGATAAATTAATGATTGATCCTGTACATTTAGAGGATCATTGGCCCAGAATAGCAGGTATTGACTTTGGTTGGGATCACCCAACGGCTGTAGTATGGGTAGCATGGGACAAGGATGAGGACGAATTGTACATATATGACTGTTATAGGCAGTCTAAAGCCAGTCCTTCAGTACACGCTAGTCACATTAATACGCGTGACAGTAGTGTACCTATAGCCTATCCACATGACGGAAACAGGCGGGATAGCATGGGTAATCCGGGTCTTGCTGACCAATACAGAAGCCACGGATGTAATATGCTATTAGAACATTTTACAAACCCTCCTGCATTAGGTCAAAACAAAGGCGGTAACTCTGTAGAAGAAGGACTAATGGATATGTTGCAGTATATGGAGCAAGGAAGGTTCCATGTATTTAATACACTTACTGATTGGTTTGAAGAGTTTAGGATGTATCACAGAAAAGGCGGGAAGGTCGTAGCATTTAAAGACGATCTAATGAGTGCCACAAGGTACGCTGTCTTATCACGAAGGTTTGCTGTTTCAGGCAGTGATCCAAAATGGACAAACGAGATAGAATATAAACACTATGGCATCATCTAAGATAACAGACGAAGAACTATTAAGCAGGGTGCAGGGAGAAATCTCTGACGCTTTAGGATACAGTGATACTATATCCAAGCAGAGAGAAACTGCTATGGATTATTATTATGCTTTGCCTTTTGGTAATGAGGTAGAAGGCAGAAGCCAGTACGTTGACTCTTCTGTAATGGATACTATTGAGTGGATTAAACCATCCCTTATGCGCGTGTTTGCATCTGGTGAAGAAATGGTTACGTTTGAACCGCATGGCCCAGAAGATGTAGAAGCCGCCGCTCAAGCAACAGACTATGTTAATCACATATTTACTAAAGATAACAATGGTTGGGAAATCTTATATACTTGGTTTACTGATGCTTTACTACAGAAAAACGGTATTGTAAAAGTATGGTGGGATGATTACGAAGACTGGAATAGAGAAGAATATAACGGTCTTGACGAACAAGAATTTAACTTGTTAGTGATGTCTCCTGAAGTAGAGGTTATGGAACATACACCATATGTCGATGAGTACGGTGCAAAGCATGACGTTGTTATTAAACGTACAGAATACTCAGGAAGAGTAAAAATTGAGAACGTACCACCTGATGAGTTTCTTATTAGTAGAGAGTCAAAGTCAATAGAAGACGCTAGGTTTGTTTGTCATCGAGTACAAAAAACTTTATCAGAGTTACGACTAATGTATCCTGATGAAGATTTAAACCCTGAAGAAATGGGTGGAGGAGATGACGATATAGATGCTTTCTCTTCCGAAAGATTAAGCCGTTACAATTTCGATGAGAGTGCTAATTACTTTGGAGGTTGGGGCGCACCTGCCGATGAAGAGGCTTTGCAAACTTATTGGTTGCATGAGTCATTTATTAGAACAGACTATGACGGTGATGGCATTGCAGAGTTAAGAAAGATTTGCAGTGTAGGTAGTAAAGTATTAGCCAATGACGCTATTGATAAGATTCCATTTGTAAGTATTACACCAGTAAAGATTCCTCATAAGTTCTTTGGATTATCTATTGCAGACCTTATTATGGATTTGCAATTAATTAAGTCTACACTTATGCGTAACCTGATGGACAATATGTACAACCAGAACTTTGGCAGGTATGCAGTTCTAGAAGGTCAGGCTAACCTTGACGACCTTTTGTCTCAACGTCCGGGTGGTGTAGTAAGAGTTAAATCACCTAACGCTATTATGCCGTTAGCAACACCACAACTTGAAGCGTCCTCATTTCAGATGCTTAGTTATCTTGATGACCAAAGAGAATCACGAAGTGGTGTAAACAAATACAGTCAGGGTCTTAACGATAACGCTTTAACAAGTCATACAACGGCTACAGCAGTAAACGCTACCATGACAGCCGCTCAGTCTAGAGTAGAGTTAATAGCCCGATGCTTTGCTGAGACTGGTGTAAGAGATTTAATGCGTAACATTTACGAACTTGTACTTAAGAATCAGGATCGTGAACGTGTTGTTAAACTTAGAAACAAATGGATTCCTGTTCGCCCTGATATGTGGCGAGACAAAATGGATTGCACAGTTGCTGTAGGTATTGGTAATGGTAACCGTGACCAACAGTTAATGCACTTGACTACCATGCTACAGTTTGCAGGAGATGCAATGCGTGGTGGCTTAAACATTGTAACAGAAAAGAATATGTATAACATGGGTGCGGCTCTTGTAAAAAACATGGGCTTCCAAAATGTAGGCGATTTCTTAACTGATCCTGATATGGCTCCACAACAGCCTGATCCGGGTCAACAAGAAAGACAAATGGAGATGCAGATTAAACAGCAAGAACTCCAGATAAAAGCCGCAGACCTTCAGTTGAAACAGCAAAAACTTCAGCAAGAAGCCGCTGACTCTGCCGTTGATGCTCAACTTAAAGCGGCAGAACTGCAACTAGAAGCGCAACAAAATAGACCCATTGCTATAGGATAAATATGAACGAACTAAGAGAGGAACACGCTAAACGCCTCCTCACTGATCCGTTGTTTAACGAAGCGTTTGACACGCTAGAAAAAAATTTACTAAACTCTTGGAACTCTTCGGGAGTTAGTGAACACGAAACCAGAGAACAAATCTGGTTGTCATTAAGACTCCTTGAGAGGATACGCACTCATCTAACC